ATATGGCATGCGCGAAGGGGAGTTGCAACCTATGGGGGCTACTACAGTTCGTGCTGAACAGGACAACGATGGTATGTTTGGTTTTCCTGTCTACAGCTCAGGTAATGATCCACTTGATGTAGATCTGGCTACTCGCCTTCTCATCCTTACTGGGGTAGATACACGTCAATTTGTCGGAACTGATGTGACGGATGTGAATACACATGTGGCTTATAAATACAGAATAATAGATGCAGCCGCTTATATTCTGGATAATAAGGTATTTACCTATGAAGAACTATTGTCTATAGTAACCCTTCTTGCGCGTATACAAAAACGTGGATGGAAAGTCGTGAATGGCAGACTAGTAGCTAAAGATGGAAAAACTAGATCTGTTTATCCAAATGCATTCATCCCAGCAGTGATTGAAGCGATGATCATGGCTCCTTTTAATGATAAATTAAAGGAGATTAAAGCTGCAATCATGCCTTCGTTGCAAGACAAACCGACACGTGTTAGCATCATTAAGAAGCAAATAATCGATGCATTAGCTAACGGGTACGATTATTTAGCTGCTGACTGGTCTAAATACGATGCTAGCGTTAAGGGATCTATTCTGGCTACTATCATTCAATTGGCGGTTAAACCTTTTTTCAATAGTAAGTATCATTATTGGGTGGATGCTGCTACTTACATACTAACCTACAAATACTTGATATTAGACAGAAATTTAGCTCAGATCAATCGTGATGACTATGATGAGGCTTTGCAGTCAGCTAGACATGTCGAGTGTAAGAACTACGATTTATTCGGTTTAGTTGACGGCCTTATATCAGGAGCTAAATTCACTCACGTGGGCGGTTCTTTATACGGAGAATGCGTCATTCATTACGGTATTGGAAAGCTTCTAGGATGGGAGCCTATCGCCGGTGCTCAAGCCGGAGATGATACGCTAATGGGAGTACCAGTTAGTAGAATTGATCCTACTGATGTTGAGGCTACATACGGTCCTATTGAGCAAGCTGCTAGTAAGTTCGGCTTACGCATGAACGTAGCTAAGCAGATTTGGCATCAGCAAAATGGCGAGATCGTAAAGGTATTCCTGCAAGATTCATACCATGCTAGCACAGACACATGGGGTATCGGGTCAATCTTCCGACCTGCCGATGCGGTCTGGTTTTCAGAACATGAGAAAGGCTTATCAATTGCAGAGCAGCTCATGGCCGAGATTGCACGAATGAACCAAGGAGCGGATTCGCCCTTCGCTTCAGACGTGGTTAGATGGTGGTTGTCCCATGAAAAATATTTAGGAAGTTTATTTAAAAGTGAAGGCGTAAGCGGATTCAATACATTAGTTGCTTCCGTAGGCGATTCAGTTGACGAAATCGCTAAGCGCATTGACGTCGGATCTTTCAGCTTTGGAGTTAGTAAGGAAGATATGCAAGCGGGCACCCTTCCTATTCTCCGCGTTATGGCAGACGTATCTAGCCAAATGGAGTTCTCAGTGGAGGACACACCTTCTTTCTTAGCTGACCTTAAAGGGGAGGAACAAGAGGAAGAGACAGGTGCACAAATAACCCTCGAGTTTGACGATGACGATAGCATCGAATAACCGTG